TGGTGTTGGCGCTCAAGAATGCGATCCTGCCGGGCCACGTAAGCCCGATGCTCAAGGATGTCGATCGCACCCAGCGCGTGCGCCATTTCAATGGCCATGCCCGTTTCGGCGTGCAGCTGCGCCGACGTATTGCCGGCCAGCAGTTGCTGGAACCGGGAATTGATCATATCGACGGCAATTTCATGACCCCGGCTCATGCTGCCCACCGTTGCCGCTGCGTGCGGCTGTCGATCTGACGCCAGAGCTCGGCCTCGATCTGCTTTTCGTACAGCTGGCCAACCTGGTAGCACTCGTAACCAGGTACATCCATAGGCACGCCGTCGTTGTCATAGGTGATGCCCGAGACAACAACGAACTCAAGTTCGCGGCTTCCTTGAAAATCCCAATCGCTGTTCCAGGTACCGGGGCAGGGCGGGGTGTTCTCGCAGTTCGTTACCTCCACCTCGAGGACGAACCCTTCAACAATCACTTCATAAGTCATGGTCGCCTCCAAGGTGGCGGGTTGATTACATTCGTCTGCCCACTCGGTGGAATGGACAGAGGTGATGCGATCAGATTTCTTGAACTACACCGGAAGCGATGCGGGCAGCACAAAGCGCATCGCCCTGGGCCTGATCCTCATCGTCCCTGCCAAGGAACATGTAGCCTTCTTCCGGCACTTCCTGAAATTGCGCATAGAGCCCCGGACCGCTGTGGGCGCTGTTGCCCTCAACGAGGATCAGCGTCATATCGTCGTAGGCTTCGGGGTCGCCACTGCTTTCGGAGAGTTCCAGCAGCTCTTTAATCTGGCGGTGTGTGATATGGATTCGCATGGTTGATTCCCGTTTGGTTGTTTTCCCAATGCACCCGGGTTACCAGGCGCATCAGTGAAAAATTCCGTGCTGCTGGCCGCTGTTACACGCCACCTGCGGACTGGGCGATTACTTGTTCGGGAGCCCTGGGGGCTCAACAGTCAGCCGCGCTTTTCACCGCTGACACTCATTTGATCTAGGGCCATCTACTGCTGGCCACGGAGCGAGGCAACTCCTGTCCCGTTCTGCCCGAAGGCAAGGCCATGGTTCGCTGCGGCCTTTGTTGCTGTGTTCGTGGGGCCGGTGTCGATCCGGCAATGGGTGGAACTAAAGAACGTTGGCTTTCGCCGGGTTTTGCTGTGCTTCGGGTCATAGTGGGCCCGCAATGGTCGAATAGTACCTATGGGTTACAAATACCGTCAACACCTACAGGTAATAAATTTATTTTGGACGAAAAAAAACCGCTCAAGGCGGCTCGCAGGGAGGGCAGAAACTAAAAGCCCGGCGCTGGGCCGGGCTAAATCAATGAGAGTTGATGCTACTTGGGGATATTGGCCACCAATGGCGCGAGGTACTGCTGAACGATCCACCACCCAGCGCCGAACACGGCCATACCCGCTAGGAGCGAGTAAACAGCGGTCTGCCCTTTTGTGAGCATGGTCTTTTCAATGTTCTCGAGTCGAGTTTCCACCTTGCCCAGAGCGACCTTAATGTCAGTCATATCTCGTTCAAGGTTGATAATCCGCGTTTGCATATCGTCGCCTCCTGGTGGCATACCCCCAGTATGGTCTGAGCGCCTAGTCCTGTCATCAGACCCCAGCCATGTGGCCTGTCGAAGTTGGTGGATGTTATCCATTGGTACCACCCGTCGACCCGAGGACTTGTCTGATTTTGTATGTAGATATCTCAGCGAAATGCCCACAGTTTGGACATGTCATCGCTGCTGTGGTGAGGAAGGTTCCTCTGAGGTTCTGATGAATCATAATCTCAAGCTTAGGATTGGTATCCGTGGAGTTCTCTTCATTCATGGCGATCTCCCACCCACCCTTCCATTCGCAGTGCGGGCAATTTGGGGAGCGGCCTTGCATGGAGAGAAATGCCAAAAGGTCGGCCATCCGTAGATCGGGTAAGCTGCCATCCTCTACAAACAGGAAGTTTTTCCCGAGGCGCTCACCGGTTCCTTGTTCATTCATAGATATCATCTCTCGGGGTTCGGGGCTAGGCCTTTGGGGGAGGGCATGTCAGCCGAAAATTGGCCGGACAATAAGCCAGTAGATAGGCCAAATGGATGCGAGAAGTTCATTGAGAGGGATCGCAACCAACCAGTTCCACCAGTTGTAGTGAAAGCCATTGAAAAAAGTCAGCTTTATGAAGGTCGCTATGTTTCCAATCCAATAAATTATCCATGCGGCCATCTTCATTGGAGGCCCTCCCTTTTTATTGTCAGAGCCCGGTCATCTTCGTGTCTATCACGCGACCAATGAAGTGGCAGTTGTCGCCAATTTCAATGGTTCGATAGTTGGGGTTGAGCGGTCGCAGGTACTTGTGCCCGGCATCTTCAACGTACTGCTTGAAGGTCTGCTCACCACTTTCTAGAACTACCAGGTAGTACTTACCACTGATTAGTTCCGCATTAGGGCGTATCAGGATCTGCGAGCCTTCTGGAAAGTTAGGATTACCACTTGAGGCCATTGAGTCGCCACGTACTGCCATCCAAAAGCCACGACCGCCTGCGTCCTCGGTAGATGCTAAGTGCATTCGTTTATCGTCCGATTTGAAGTAATCGTCCGATTCTGCCCAAGCCTTGGCTTCGTCCCACTTAATCAAAGGGTATTTGACGGGGTCAGCTGATGGTTGCGGGATTTGAGCAACATTGCTCCCCCTGTATTCGCTACTCCCCCATGCGTCAAGCGAGAGCGGATGCATCCTCAGCTTTGCCTCAATGTCACGAGCAAGCTCCTCTCCGATGTTTTTCCTGTGAGTCTCATTCTTTGTCAAACATCTGGATATGTAGCTGTGCGCACGATCCACAGCCTCAGCTAGACCGGTGATTTTCCCGTTGAACCTAGATTTCACAATGGCGCGTAGGTTTTCGCGACGAATTTCATATATGTCCATGTCCGGATGATCCCTAAGCGTTATCTGCGGGTAAATTCCCTCGGGGTGTTGATGTTTTTGTTACCTTGAGGTTATATTTCTTGCGTATTTACGTGAGAGAACCCCCCATGAAGACCAAGCACACCGAGCTATTGGCATGGCTCAAAACCGCCAATGACGAAGAAGTTGCAGAGACGGGCACTACCCGCGCATACCTTCGAATGATTGCGTATGGCTGCAAAACAGCTTCTGCGGAAATGGCGGCCGGCATAGAGCGCGCAACTTCTGGCGCAACCACTAGGCAGGCCTTACGACCCAATGACTGGCGTTTGATCTGGCCAGAACTGGCGGCGGCCTAACCATGACCACACCCACATTAGGCGTCGAAGGCGATGCAACCGCACGGGAGACGGAAACCCTGATCTTGCAGCGGGTTTTGTCTGTCGGTCAGAAGGAGATAGCGCGTGAAACCGGGTTGAGTGAGTCGACCGTTTCACGCTGGAACGATGGCGAGTACGCAAGGTGGGCCCAGGTGCTTTCGTTCCTGGGCCTGCGCGTCGTTCCTCAATCAGCAATCGTCGTGACGCCTGCTTATCTGCACTCACTTGAGACCCTTGCTGAGATTGGGTTGAAGGCAGAGAAGAAGCGTCCCGGACCGCTGGGGTGGGACTGATCATGGAAGCAAGGCCTGAACCACCAATTTCTCCTGATGTTGATCTTCGCGGCATGCCTTTCATGCCCTTGGACGTCAATAGATTGCGTGACAGCGATCTTGCAATCGAGGCGACCGGCGAGGAATTTCGTGCAGCCGTGATGCTTTGGTGTGCGTCTTGGAACCAAGTTCCGGCAGGTTCTCTCCCAAATTCCGACACTGCGCTAGCCGCGTACGCTGGTTTTGGTCGTGATGTTAAGGGATGGAAGAAGGTGAAAGCCGGGGCGCTTCGTGGGTTTATTGAGTGCTCTGATGACCGTCTTTATCACTCTGTCGTGACCGAAAAAGCGATGGATGCATGGGTTGAGCGGGTCGAGTACCGCGAAGTCAAAGAGAACGAAAAAGCCCGTAAACAAAGGGAGAGAGAGGATCGCAAGCGGATGTTCGACGACCTGCGACAGGCTGGAATCATTCTCCCGTGGAACGTCCCAACCTCTGAACTCCGGTCACAGCATCAGGCCATACCGCACGGTGATAAAACCGTGACAAGTCACAAGCCTGTCACGGTGACAGGTCACGCACCTGACACGGCTAAGACAGGGACAGGGACAGGGACAGGGATTAAAGATCAAGAACACACACATACCGCGCACGAAAAATTTTCGCTCCACGACGCTTGGGAGCCCAACCCCGAGACGTTCACTGCCGTCCTGTTTCGCAATGGCATGGCAAACCAAACCTTCCACGCAGACCAGCTTCTCGAATTCCGCTCGTACTGGATCAGCCGCCCTGACGACTTGAAAACCCAGGCCCAGTGGGAGCACGCACTCGCCCAGCAATTGAAACGCCAACACCGAGCCCAGCAAGCCAACGGGGGAACACCCAATGAAACCGGTAGACGAACTGCTCAAAGCCGCACGCGTAACGCTTACGACATCCTCACCGACGACAAGTGGTGAGCCGGCAGCCGAGAACGTCACGCCGCTCGAGCAACAAACCCGACGGGCAGTGCGCCGCGTGTTCGCGACCTTAAAAACCGCGTTTCCGGCCTGGTACGAAAAACACTACGGAGACCAGAGGGCTGAGCAATTGGCTCGTCGCGTGTGGATGACCGTGATCAAGGATTTGGGTGACGAAGCGGTGGACCGCGGACTGCAACGCATGGTGGTCGAGTGCAAGTTTCCGCCGTCGCCCTCGGATTTTCTAGACCTCTGTAAATCAATCAGCGGCTTGCCGTGTGAGGCTCAGGCCTGGGATGAGGCGCTGCGCGGTGTTTACAGTCACAAAGCTGTGCGTATCGCCGCCGAGGCAACCAGCACATTCGACCTCAAGTCGGCCACGCACGATGACAAAGCCCTGCGCCAACGCTTTGAGCGCAACTACGCCATCGTTGTGCGCCGTGCACAGACTGGCCAGCCGCTGGAAGGGCGCATAGCTCACGGCATTGGCCACGACAGCATGCGGCCGCGTGAGCAGGTCCAGCTCGAGTACTCCATGAAAACCGCTGACGAACTGGTCGCAATCCTTGAAATCCCGAAAGACCCCAAGTCCTGCCGCGAAATGCTGCTGGCCAAACTCAATATCCGGAGAGATACCCATGCCTGATCACAAACCCGTTTCATTCGTGGTGCCGGGTGAGCCGCAAGGCAAGGGCAGGGCGCGCATTGGCAAGGTCGGTACTCACGCCCGCATGTTCACGCCTGCCAAGACTCTCGCTTACGAGGGTGTCATTGCTTTTGCAGCTCAGGCGGCAATGGCCGGGCGAGAGCTAATCACCGGGCCGGTTTTGCTGGAAATGAACATGCTTCACCCAATCCGCGACTCTTGGTCGAAGAAGAAAAAGGCCGGAGCCCTAGCGGGTGAGATCGCGCCAACCATCAAATGCGATGCGGACAACTGCCTGAAAGCGGTCTGTGATGCCCTGAATGGGATTGTCTGGAAGGATGACGTTCAGGTCGTGAATGTGTCTTTGAGCAAGCGATTCGCCGAAACACCAGGTGTCCGGGTTCGAATCGTCCCACTCGCAATGTTTCCGGCGTAGGAGTTGATCATGGAAATGAAATTCAGAGGTGTATACGCGCACAAGGATGGCGGGTGGATCGCTGCTATTGGGCACGAAGGCAAAAACAAGTACTTGGGCTGGTTTCGCGAATTCGACGACGCCAAGCAAGCCAGGCTTGCCGCAGAGGTTGAATTGTTTGGGGCTGTGTTTGATCGACGAGAGATTGAGCTACGCGAGGATCATGCCTTGATACCGCTGCATGGCCGCAAGGGGGTGTTTTACGGGTACACCCAAGTCGACCTGCAAGACTTTGACGATGTCCGAGATATTGCGTGGACGCTCGACCCTCGTGGCTACGTAGCTGGCAAGCCGCCAGGTTCAAAGAACTCTGTAACGCTGCATCGTTGGATTATCTATGGCGCAGCGAAGGGTGGCGGGGTGGATCACATCAGCGGCGAGCGCACAGACAACCGCCGTTCAAACCTGCGCATTGCCAGCCAGACCCAGAACGCCAGAAATACGCGGCTAGCGTCGAATAACACCAGCGGGTTCAAGGGTGTTTCCCTGACTGCTGAAGGCCGCTGGCGCGCACGGATTACGGTTGACCGGGTAGAGCTTCGCCTTGGTAATTTCGACACGCGAGAAGAGGCCGCTGCCGCCTACGACGCTGCAGCGGTCAAATATCACGGTGAGTTTGCATCGCCAAACGCCATTGTGCCGCTATGCCAGTGATTTACCAGAACTACGCAGAACTACGCAGCATGGGGGAAGTATGAAACTTATCAGCGCACGGCAGGCTTGGCGGGACGCACTGCACGAAAGCCGCGACTCAGTACTGGCAGCGGCTGCCGAGCGGTCAAAGCTGGGCAAGCGCGGTTACGTGGTGGGCGAGACCATACCCTCGATGCGCGACAGTAACGGGCGGTGTGCACACATGCTGGCGGCTGGGCTGGTGCAGTCCGCTATCGGGTCGCTGCCCAAGCCGTTGCAGCACTTCGGGCACGCGCTGTACTCGCCGGTCGCCACCGGGCAGGACATGAACATTGCGCACGCGCTGGTGTGGCTGACGGTTGACTTGGACGGGCACACAGCCAAACGCCGCGAGGTTGCGTACTGGATGGCCCTTGCCGCGATTCGAAGCCACCTGGCAGTTGTGAGCGGTCGCGAAGGCTGGGGCCCCGGCCGGGTCTGTGAGTTTGTTCACGACTGGTACGGGACGAAGGTCAGTGTCAGCCACTGGGCGCGGGACTGGGCGGACATCTGGGCGGCAATTGCCAGCACCGTAGACCAGTTGGACGCGAAGGCGCTCAAGCCTGTGGCGGCGGTCATCGTGCGTATGGCCGAGCGGCGCGAGCCAGGTGCCTGCCGCTGGGCGCTGTACGACCGCGAACACGCTGCCGATCAGAGGGCCGAGGCGTACGCCGCTCGCCGTGCCGATGCGCAGGATGCGTTGCGCAAGCGCCTTACGGCGATGGGGGTTGCTCAACTGCGCCGCTGGTTCAAGCGCATGAGCGTGTATTCGCAGGCCTATCGCAACGAGTGGGGCGTGGACATGGTTGAAAGTCCGGCCCGCCACCTGGTGTACATAGATCGAATCGCCGAGTACTGGAACCAGCGTCAACGCGTGGGAGATGTCACAAAAAGGGTCGCTTGACCATTTGGCGAGTGTTTTGGTACATTTTTCCCACGTTGCAAAGCTACGTCCGTATCCCAGAAACCCGCCAAGTGCGGGTTTTTTGTTGTCCAAAATTCAATCCCAAGCCTCGCCATCGTGCGGGGCTTTTTCGTTTCTGGAGGCTCACATGAACGCCCCAGCCAGGAGTAAACGCATGTCACACCCAGCTCCAGAGGGAATCGTTGAAGCTGTGGGCGCATCAGTTGCCAGCAAGGGAATGATGGTTGGCGCGGCTACGGGGGTGGTCGGCTGGCTATCCCAAGTCAACTGGATTGGCATATCCGGCGTAATCATCGCCGTCATCGGCCTGATCATCAGCACCTACTTCCAGATTCGCCGGGATCGCCGGGAGCACGCCGAAAGCGCCGAGCGCATCAGGGCTCTGCGGGATCAGTGCAAACCATGAGTACATCAACTCGCCAGCGTCTCGCAGTGAGTGTGTTGACCGTAAGCCTTGCAGGCTTTGGTGCCTGGAAGGTCAACGAAGGTTACACCGACACTGCAATCATCCCGACCAAGGGCGATGTGCCAACCATTGGCCACGGCTCAACCCGTTACGAGGACGGGGCCAAGGTCAAGATCGGCGACACCATCACCCGTCCGCGTGCCGAGCTGCTGGCCCGCAATCTGATGACGCAGGATGAACGGCAGTTCGCAGCCTCGCTGCCCGGCGTTCGCCTGTATCAGGAAGAGTTCGATCTGTACATGGACTTCACCGGCCAGTACGGCATTGGCAACTGGCGGGCGTCCTCGATGCGCCGCGACCTGCTCGCGGGTAATTACCCCCAGGCCTGCAACGACCTTCTCAAGTACCGCTTTGCTGCTGGCTTCGACTGCTCGACGCCGGGAAACAAGCGTTGTGCTGGCGTCTGGTCACGTCAGCTTGAGCGTCATGCCAAGTGCATGGCTGCGCAATGAATCCCCAACCACCAACCCGGAGCATCGGAAATGAACGACCAAGCAATCGAAGAGGAAATCAAGGCCAAGGGTTTGACCGCGCCACGCATCAGTCTTGGAGAGTTGCGCGCCAACATTGCCGCTGAATGGTATTTCACCGCACGTGAAGGCGTTGAGGGGGCGGTTGTTCGTAGCGCGCTTCCTGATGTTGGCGGCGAATCAATGACCTCACCCTATGGTTGGGATCATCTGAATACGCTGACCTTCTGCGTTCTGGTGCTGCGCAACGGCTTCACCGTCACTGGTGAGTCGGCCTGCGCCAGTCCTGAGAACTTCGACGCAGAGATTGGCCGCAAGATCGCGTACCAGAACGCTGAACAGAAGGTATGGTCCTTGATGGGCTACGAGATGAAAGAGCGCATGCATCAGCAGACCTTGCCTGCGCAAGCCCCAACTGCCAGTCATTTGTCGCCCCACCAGCAACGTGTGATCGCCGAGCGTGAGCAACTGGCCGACCGTATCCAGAAGTTGGAAGCGTTCCTGCACACCGATCTGTACGCGGGACTGCCTGAGGACGAGCAGCAACTGCTCAAGATGCAGGCCGATGCGATGGTGCTGTATCTGGGCATCATCAACACCCGAACCTCTAAGTTCGCCTGAGGTAAGCCGCCATGAATCGCTACCTGCTCATTGCGCTGGCCGCTTGTGCGGTGGCGATTGCGCTCGGATGGAGCCACATCAAGGGACAGGCCAAGGATCTGGCCATTGCGACGGATCGCATCAACACGCTCAACGCTGCCGCCGAGTCGCGGCGCAACACTCAGAAGCTGCTGGCGCAGCTCGACACCGAACACACAAAGGCTCTGACAGATGCCCAAGCCCAAAACAAAGCCCTTCTTGCTCGTCTCGGCACTGGCGCTCAGCGGTTGTCAGTCCCAGCCCGCTGTCCAGCTGTGGGAACCGCCAGCGCCGCCACCGGCCTGGATGATGCAGAAACGAGAGCCGAACTTGACCCAGCGGCTGCTCAACGAATTGTCGCCATCCCCAACGATGGAGACGATGCCATCAGGACGCTGACCGCATTGCAGGATTGGGTAGCCACTGCATGCCTGGGCGCAAACAACCGATAAGGGGCAGCGATTTATGGCCCTCACTGCAAAACAGCAACGATTCGTCATCGAGTACCTGGTTGACCTGAACGCTACGCAAGCGGCCATCCGGGCTGGGTACGCAGCGAAGGGGGCCAAGGATCAGGCCTACCAGCTCATGCAGCGGCCCGAGATTGCCGCCGCGATCAAAGAGGCAATGGAAGCCCGCAATCAGCGCACGAAGGTGGATGCGGATTACGTGCTGAGCCGCCTGACGGAGATTGATCAGATGGACCTGCTCGACATTCTGGACGACGACATGTCAATCAAGCCCCTGTCGAAGTGGCCCAAGGTCTGGCGTCAGTCTTTATCCGGTTTCGACATTGCCGAGATGTTCGAGGGCGCAGGTAAAGAGCGCGATCTTGTCGGCCTGATGAAAAAGATCAAATGGCCGGACAAGGTCAAGAACCTCGAGCTGCTCGGTAAGCACGTGGACGTGAACGCCTTCCGCGAGAACGTGAACCACAGCGGAAGCGTCAACCTCACCAACATGACGGATGAAGAACTTGAACGCCAGATCGCCCAGCTATCCGACGGCTAGAGACAACAAGCTCAAGCTGATCGAACTGCTGGAGGAAAAGCGGCGGCGTACCAAGCAGCGCCAGTTCAAGATTCACTTCGAGTCGCTGTACGAGTGGCAGCGCAAGTACGTCAGGGCAACCGCCGAGTTCTCGGCCTGCATGCTGATGGCGGCAAACCGGGTCGGTAAAACCCGTACCGGCTTGATCATTGATGCGGCGCACCTGCTTGGCGATTACCCAGATGATTGGGAGGGTCGCCGGTTTGACTTTGCCCCGCTCTGCTGGTTGCTCGGGTACTCGATGGAGAAAACCCGCGACCTCTTGCAGAAACCTCTGTTCGGCGTTTACGAGGATGGCCAGTGGTCTGGCGGGTTAATCCCGACGGATCGCATTGTTGGTCACCTCTCTGCAGCGGGTACGCCCGGTGCAATGCGTGAGGTGCGCGTCAGGCATGCATCTGGGCGGGTTGCCACCGTGCAATTTTGGTCCTACAGCCAGGGCCAGCACGCAATCATGGGTGACTCCGTTGATTGGTATCACATCGACGAAGAGCCACAGGATAAAGAGATTTACCCGCAGGTCCTGACCCGCACCGCCACCGGCGACAAAGGCCGGGGCGGTGCTGGAATTCTGACCTTTACCCCTGAGAACGGACGTACAGAGCTTGTCGTCAAGTTCATGGATGACCCTGCTGAAGGGCAGTACATGCAGCGTGCCACTTGGGATGACGCGCCGCACCTCAGCGAAAAAGTGCGCCGCGAACTGCTGGCGGCTTATCCACCGTGGCAAAGACCCATGAGGACACAAGGTATGCCGCTGCTCGGTACAGGCCTGATATTCGATTTTGGTGACGACGATATCAAATGCGCGCCCTTTGTCTGTCCTGCTCACTTCATGGTTATCAACGGCATGGACTTTGGGTGGGATCACCCGCAGGCCCATATACAGCTTTGGATCGATGTTGAGTCAGACGTTATCTACGTTGCGCACGCATGGAAGCAATCGAAGGTCACGCCCGTCACTGCCTGGGGTTCAGTCAAGGCCTGGGCCAAGGGTGTGCCTACGGCTTGGCCATCGGACGGCTTGCAGTCTGAGAAGTCTTCGGGCGAGCAGCAGAAAACGGCGTATGTCGATGCAGGCTGGAAAATGCTGGGCACTCACGCCACCTGGCCGTCAGGTGGCGTTGGGGTTGAGGCTGGTCTGGTTGAGCTATACGAGCGCATGACCACCGGCCGGTTCAAGGTGTTTTCGCACCTATCCAACTGGTTCGACGAAAAGATGAGCTATCACCGGGATGAAAAAGGCCGAATCGTGAAACTCAACGATGACCTGCTTTCAGCGACTCGTTACGCCTACATGATGCGGCGCTATGCCCAACCGCGCTGGCAGTTGGTGGAACGCCAGCCTGGTAATTATCAATCTGAATACGACCCTTACGCGGAGTAATGACAATGTGTGGCAAGGCCATCAAGAAAATAGCGAACGTGGCAACCCTGGGCCTTGCTGGCGGTTTGCTGGGCGACGATCAAGCCGCCGCACCCGCAGCCGTTGAGGCACCCGCAGCAGCGGCCCCGAGCACCAGCAGCGATTCGGTGCAGGCCGCTGTTGAGGCTGAACGCAAGCGCCGTCTTGCCGCATCAGGGCAGGGCGGCACTATCTTGACTGGCGCAACTGGCGTGCTGGGCAATGCCAACACCAGCCAGAAAACGCTGTTGGGGGTGTAACGTGGCCGACTCCCTGCGTTCCCAGCTCGACAAGCGGCTGGCGCGGCTCAAGAGCGA